ACAGTATCTCCAAAATTATAGCATACAGACCTTGGAGAGGGTCTATAAACACTACTACTTTATAATACGAGGAGTGATAATTATGTCAGAAAAAGCAAAAGTAATTCACAATGCATATTGTGACTACGAAGTAGCAAAGGCAAAATCACCGTCACGGATTTATTCGGTACGATCCGAGGTTAAACGGAAACCACAGGGAATTAAAACCCATAACATGAGTAGAGCGATGTTAGCACAGACGTTAGCATCGCTTTTTTAATGCACAGAAGGGAGAATAACAAAATGGGAAAGGCAAGATATGACGCTATTCGCATAGCAAAACAGCTTTGTTATAGCGAAAACGTAATTAACAAAATCAAAACAGCAAAAACAGAAAGCGAAATTACACGGATTTTACATGATGCAAGGGAGGCAATGGAATGACACAGAAAGCAATAGTATTTCACGCTTATAACGGAATGGAAATTATAGATGCAAGACCAGAAGCAGAAATTGCATATGAAAATATGTGCTGTGCAGAAGAAATTGCATCAAAAAGAAACAAAAGGCAAAACAAAAATCATAAAAGCTTTGCAGAAATATTATCAGCATTGCTTTAGATAAAATAAAATCAAGGAGGTAAAGCATGAAAGGATATAACACACCAGAAGGTTACAGAGGACTTGTAAAAGGTAGATATATGCTCTTTGCAAGCGAAACAGAATATTATGAGTATATGTTGGAGAATGAAGAGGTATGACTGAAAAACAAGTAAGAGAAATTAAATGTAACCTTTGTGCTAATTGCGGAGACAGATGTTGTTGTCACGGAATTGAAAGCTGTAAGGATGCAAACGAATATGTAAATGCGACTACAAAATAATGTAGTCGCTATTTTATTACAAATTATAAGGAGGACACAAACATGTGTAGAAGAGTTTATTTAACAGCAAAGGAAGCAGAAATGGAAATGCAGGAGTTACGGAATACAGAAGGGTTCACAGGAAAAATGGAAACAGATTATATTTCACGAATGATTAAGGACGCAAAGCGAAATAGTATGATAGGTGACAAGCTTCAGTTAGTTGTTGATCCGATGTACATTCATATTCCAGAATGGCAGAGAAGATTGAAACTTGCAAGAGCATATGCAATTGGAAACGGATACAACAAGTATAAGTGGGATGTTCCAAAGGTTTTATTTTACAAAGGTAAATTGTGGGTTATTGATGGTCAGCACAGGATTTATGGAGCATTTAAAGCGAAAATGGATTCTGTAGTGGTTGAGATTATGGAGTGCTCACTTGAAGAAGCAATCGACTTATTTATCAATCAGTCACAGGATAGAGCAAAAATGCAGCCAATGGATATTTATAAAGCAGCTATTGCAGGTGGCAAAATAGATTATGTGAAATTACAGGAAATTTGTCACAAGAATAATGTAGCAGTAAAAGGAGATGATGAAACGGATAACACAGTAGGAACACTTACATCTATTTCTGATGGTGTTAAGTTGTCAAAGTCAAATCCAGATTTATTCGATTCAATGCTTGCATTACTTGGTAATCTTGGATGGAACGGATACGCAGATTCTTACAATGGAAAAGCATACACTGCCAAAATCATTCGTGCATTAAAAGCATTATATGCATATTGTGATGGTCGTATTCCTGAAATGGAAACAGCGTTGCTTGAACATTGTAAAGGAACAGAATTTTTCGTTGAGAACATCATGGACAAAACACAGGCACAGATTTTTGATTATCTGTCAGAAATTGTCCGTTATGAAATGGAATCTCCATTCACAGAAAAGAAACGTACAAAGAAGGCAACAAAGACAAGAGCAAATGCCATGTAGAGAATAATATAACGAAAAGGCAAGTGATAAAAATGAAACACAGATAAAGCATAGCTGGAATAACGGCAATACGGTTACATTATAATAAGGAAGGAAGTGATACTAGATGTGCAGAAAAACAAAACAGTTGCGTGAATTTGAGCCAATTCTTTTACGGAATGGATATAGATTCGCAAGATGCAGTGGAAGTCATTTCACATACATAAATCGAACTTCCCATAGAATCATAACAGTAAATAAGGATTTGAACAAAATGGTAAGGGAAAGACTTATTAAAGAATATGACTTGGAGGTGTGATAAATGAAATGGAAAGAAATTTTACGGAAAGAGGATATTGCTTTATTGCAAAGCGAAAGTGATACACAGTATGCAGTTGTTAGTGGTTACGATCCAACACAACCAGAAGGTCAGCAGTGGGCGCATGGAACGTATTTTACTTATTTCCAGAATAATCCTAAGAAGATACTATATCTTCAATCAGCTTATGATTGTTTTATGGAAAAGGTAAACGCAGATTTTATCCCACGTTGCAGGCTTGAAGAACTTGCAACGCTTTTCAAAGACGGACTTATTTCTGATGATAGAGATTCAGCTCTTGAATACTTTGATGAGTGTTGTGAAATGTCAGATGAAGAGAAATCTTTCTTTGGTATTGAAGAAGATTCGCCAATAGCAAACACAAAGTTTGAGAATCCAATGTACAACAAGGGTTATGATGATGGGTTCTCAGATGGTGCAAATAGTATAGAGGAGGAATAAACAAATATGGGGAAAATACAAGAGTATGAATATACACCAACTCAAATGGCAGAGAAGTTACTTGAATTTAACAGAGATTTTTCAGACAGTGCAGAAGATATCCAAAACGAAAAAGAGTATGTAGCAGAGTTATTTGAGAAATTACAGAACTCTAATGAGTTTAACATTCTTGCTCATTATTTAGACACAATGTTCATGGATGAGGTTTTTAACAAGTAAATGGATATTTCATAAGGAGATGATTATATGTTCCCAATTATAACAAGTGAAAAACAGAAAGCATTTGAAGAGAACTGTATTAAAAATAAAGTGGGAAGCGATGAAAACGAATGCAAAGTACCTTGTATATGTGGCTACTATGGTAGAGCTTGTAGGCAAATGAATGATAAGGCAGACAGATTTCTTTGTACAGGGTGTGCATTAGCAGAATTTAGTAAGTAAATACGTGGAGGTGACAAATCGTGAATAAATACACAGTTAGAATTATCATGGACGAATTAGAAATCTGTGCAGAATCTGAAGATAAGGCGAATGAAATTGCACAAAACATTTTAGAAAGCGATGCAAGAACGCATCTTGACCACGGCTGCTTTATAGCAGGCTTTGAAACAGACCTAATCGAATCCAATGTCGATGAAGAGGAAACTGAAGTTTAGATAGGGAAATGCGTGTTTCTTTAAAAGGCAGGTGAATGACATGAAAGTAACAAAGAAATTGGAAGAATTATTGGCAAAAGCATCTAAAAAGCTTGATGCTGCACAAGATGCTAGAAGCGAAGTTATGGACTATCTTGAGGAGCATTATGGAATAGATACAAGAGAGGAATATGAAACGATGGAAGATCAGTGTACATGGTGTTATGGCATTGACGAAGATAGCGTAAGAAAACTGGTCGAAAAGGCTGAATAAATTCGCATTTCTTTAGAAGATTGGAGGAAAGATTATGACATTTAAAGAGATGGTTTTTAAAGGCTTATGTGATGGAACAGTAAAGATTATCAGTAATCCAAATGATGATTGTATTGCTTGTCAGATTGGAGAATTTTGGTTTTACTTTATTGGAAGCGAAGATGAAGATTTAACACCTGATGAAGTGTATGAGTCATATACCAAAGAACAACTTACAGAAATGATTTATTCAACATTGCAGGATATGGAAAAGAATGAATTTGATGAAGTTGAATATTATAAAGCATTTTTGGAAGAAAAATATGCATGTGATAAAGAGAAATCAGATGATATGAATATGATTTTATGGAACGAACTAAAGAAACACAGAGGACATAAGGTGAGTATTGTATCATATGGAGATTGGGATAATCCAGAAGATGTATGCTTAGAATGTGAGGATTGTGGAGAAGTTGTACTTGATGCAGAGATTTATACATTATGTGCAAGAGAAGATAACTGATGAAACTAAGATTTCTTTGGAAAGGAGTGAAGAGAAATGATGAATGGTGTTGATTTGATAAACAATCTAATTAATGAGCTTGAAAGAGCAAGGGATTTGTTGTATTCGCAGAATCCCGAAGAATCATCAGAAGAAGCTGTTTTGGTTAATGATATTAGAACAGATCTTGATAGATATTATGATATTGCAGATGAGATTGATGGTGCAGTGAAATATATTGATGTTTAGCAACTAAACAAAATAACACAAATTAAAGGCAGTTAGGAGAATAAATACCTAGCTGCCTATTTTATTACAAGAAAGTGAGGAAATGAATTATGGAATTACGGAATAATTGGTACAAAGCAGACAAGGGAAAGCATTTTGTGCTTACAGAAAAAGGCAAAGAAGAGTGTGCAAGTTACAAGCATAAAACAGTTGGTGAGTCTGTAGATGAATATGATTATGAAGCAACCGAATGGTCAGTTGATAAAGGTTATGTAATCGAAACTGATATTCCAGGATGGATAAAAGGACTCAAAGGATATGAAGTTGTGTATTATCACAAAGGAAAATATAGATTATCAGCAGGTAATCCGCAAATCTTCCCAACACGCAAAGCAGCAGAAGTTTATAAAAAGCATTATGAATCATATACATGGTTCAATGATACCTTGGTAATTGAAGAAGTCGAATATGATGGTGTTCCATTAAGTGAATCTAAAATGTACAACGGAAAGGAAATTGTAGATAAAGAACATTACTTTGGACTTGATGCACATGAAGTTGGTGAGTATTTCGCAGAGGATATGATTGATTCCTTTATGGATTTATTGCCACCAGCTTGTATGAGAAGCGATTGTTCACAGATTGGCGAGCCATGTTCAAGCAGAATTGATGAAAACGGAGAAGGTAGAACAACATATTCTACATTCAAAAAGGTAGATGATGGAATTTGGGAATACTGTGGTGATTGTTTTAGAGGTGAAAATTATATGCATGGAAAAGATATTCCATATGTGAGATAAGGAGATGGTATAGATGTTAAATATCAAATGGGATAACGGAGTTACAGGATATTTAAGCGAAAGCGAAAAAGAACTGTGTGAAAAGATTGATAGAGAAATCAGTGCTATTAATGCAATAAGCAAAACGGAAATATCTGTAGTAATCAGTATTGAAAGTGGTAATCAATTCCACATAAAGAAAGATACTGGTTCACTGATTGGATATATAAACGCAGAACAGTGTTGGTATGCATTGAAGGGAATTATGACAAGTTTGTTATATATGGAAAGGCAGGTTGATTAGTATGAAAGAGAAAACTACACGGAAATTTTTAAAAGAAAATTATCACATTATTAACATTGGTAATCAGCCAATGCAAACATTATTTACTTTTGAAGATGCAAGCTATTATTGTACGAGAGTAGAAGGATGGGCATGTGATGTATATGTATTTGGTGATTATGTTATTGTAACTGGATACGACTGCCCAGGAAAATTAATTCCATACGAAATTACTCGGAAATATGAAAAGAAAGCAAAAGAGATTTATGAAAAATATAGATATGGAGGTTCAAAATATTGGACACAAAAGAGAGTTGCTAATACATATAGAAAGATGATTGAAAAATTTATTGAGGAGGTAACGCTATGAGTAAATGCAAATTATATACTGCACATTTAGCTGGCACTTCATATGACGGAAATAAGAAATATGAAATGATTATTATCACAAAATGGAAAGATACAACAGAGGATTCACCAGAAGAAGGACACAAGGCATATTATTTCACACCTGATAACAAATATCTAACTGAATGTATTGAGGATGAAAATTGGTGTAAACGAATTTATGAAGCATTTCCAGAAAATACTAGATTTAGAATTGAAAGGAAGGTTGAGTGCTATGTTGAAAATTGAAATTAAAACAGGTGGTGCAGCTTATAGCGAAGATGATGTACTTACAACTGAAGGCAGATATGAGTTGCAGAGAAATCTTATGGACATTTGCAGAAAAATTACAAATGGATATGATGAAGGTTACATAATGGACATCAATGGAAATAAGGTTGGTAACTGGTCAGTAAATTAGGAGCGTGATTATATGGCAAAACAAATATATTACTTGCATAGCTGCAATGAATGGAAAGAGTATTCCAGCATGAGACTTTTATTCATTGGCACATCTCAACAGAAGTTAAAGATGAAAATCTCGAAAGAGATTGAAGAAGGTAACATGGAATATTATGATGGCGACTTATCTCAAAAAGAGCAGGCTAAAAAGTTCCGCAAAGACTGGGAAACTGAAACAAGAGCTACAATTAATTCAAGATTAACATATGGAGATTATGATTATACATATAATAATGAAGAAATGTAGTCAAAGGAAATTGTAATTTACTTAGAAGGAGTGATTTGAATGAAATTAACAATAAATGACTTAATACAGTACGCAAAAGAAAATAATCTCGCTATGGGTACAGAAATTAAGATAAATGGATGTGAACTTAATCATATATTTGTGAGAAATGAAACAATTTATCTTGATGAAACAGAGTGTGGAGATAACGAACAGTAATACAGAGAATAATAAGGCAGACGCAAACAAATGTGTCTGCCTTATTTATTAGGAAGGAGAGAAAAATGAGCAAAGAATACTACACGATTGTACGGAAATACTATGGACTTCCCGATTATTTAAGCACAGATTTGTCAGAGAAAGAAGATTGTTTTTGCTTTAATACGGAATACGAAGCTAATAAATGTTTACGAGATATATTTGAAAATGGTGAATGGATAGAAGATGAAAAATATGGAAAAGTGAGATATTACGTAGAAAGGAGGACAGAAAGATGATTACACGGAATTGTTTTGGGAAACTTGAACCACGGATAGGTAAATATGTTGTGGAAAAGCGACATGATGGGAAATGGGAGATTAATAAAGAAGAATATTGTTTAAAGACAACAGCAGTTGTTGGAGATGGTGTTCTGATGTGGATTGGAATTGAACAATTTGATTCAATGGCAAAGGCATATACGTGGTTAAAGAAACATGTAAACGAACTATTGTAGGAGGTAAGCGAAATGATTGAGTTAAAAGATTTATTAGAAGAAAATGAAACAATTGTGACATTTCATCTTTGCAATGAATATTGGTCACGGAATGCAATCACAGTAAAAGGAAGTGATGATATTTCTGGAGCATTAGAAATGACATTACATAGAATACTTGAAGCTGGTGGAACAGAAAATGATGTAAAGCGAATTATGGGTGCGGAAATTCCAACAGAAGATGAACTCAAAGAACTTGAAGAGTTTGATGAATTTAGCTGGATAGACTTGGGTTATGTATTACCTGGTTTGATTGATTTATGGGAAGAAAGCGAGGTTGATTGATATGGTAGATAAAGAATACAGATACTATAAAGATAACGGAAAGCTTATGAGACTACATATTGAACAGGATAATGAACCACTTGATTCACGGTATGATTGGGATGGTCAAATAGGCAAAATGATGTGTTGGCATAGAGATTATAGACTGGGAGATTATAAGGATAATGATTACAACGACAATGAGGACTTTTTAAATAATCTCATAAGGGAAAATGTAGAAGATAAATCAATCATCAATTATATCAAGGCAAAGAAAGCATCTAATGGACTTGAGTTGAGATATGACAGACATGAACAGATGTGGCAGTTATGGGGAACATATTATTGGTTTCCACTTGGCACAAGCAGAGAAGCAAAATTTGATGTAATAGAAGAATATGAATCGCTTGATTGGTTAGTCGATGATATGATTGAAGCTTTACCACAGAAAGATAAATGGTATTTGTTAGAGAAACACGCAAACATTGTATATCTTCCACTTTACCTGTATGACCATAGCGGAATCACAATGAGCACTGGAAGTTTTGGTGACAGATGGGACTCTGGACAGGTTGGATATATTTACACTGACAAGAAAACAATTATTGATTGCGGTGGAAAAATTAGGAATGAAAAAGGGAATTACGTAAAAACCACAGATAAAAATTGGAAGAAGGCTGCATACCAGTGGATGCAAGGCGAAGTTGAAGAGTATGACATGTATTTAACTGGTGAAGTATATGGAGTCGTCACGGAAGAATATGATGCAGAAGATGATTCATGGGAAGAGAAAGACAGTTGTTGGGGATTCTTCAATGATAAGTGGGGAGATGAGTTGATTAAGGAAATAGCACTCGATTTTGGAGTAAGCGAAACACTGTATGACAGTATGGAAGAGGTGGCTTGATATGGATAAAGTAAAAGTAATTTTCCGAAAAAATAAACATAATGATGTGATTGCATTCTTCCCAGAAGTGAGAGTAAATTACGGGAATATTATGTCATATATGCATACTGGTCAGCATGACGAAGCAAGTTATGAATTTTATTTGACTACTCATAAGGCAAATGAAAATGAGTATGCTGATTTATTTGCTGAGTTACGTGAGATATATGATGATTGTGAATTGGTAGTAAAACAGAGAATTAATTACAACGATTTAAGAGATAAAGCATGGAAATAAAACCAAAGGAAAGAACTGTTTACAGGAAAAAGGAGACAATAATTATGGAAGAAAAAGATATTAGAATTTGTCCAGTATGTAATAAGGAAGTAGAAAGACATGATATGAATTTCACAAGA